GCCACACCGACAGCAGCGGCACCACCTGCTACGCCGCGGGCATGGCGTGGACCGCGGACCTCCACGTCTACGCCGTGCGCTGCGACGCGTGCGGACGCGCAACGGCCTACCCGCGCGACACGCCCGAGCGCGCCGAGAACGCCACGCGGCACCGCGCAGGCGCCGAGGGGTGGCGCATGGAGAACGACAACGACCGCTGCCCCGAGCACAGCGACCGGAGGAACCCGTGACCCTCACCGTCTACACCGCCCGCGTGAGCTACGGCGGCGCCGACCGCCTCGACGTGACGCGCAAGAGCGCCGGGCCCGACGGGATCGTGTTCGCCCCGTCGTGGTCGATCCTGCGCCCCGCGCTGGACCTGCTGAGTGTTGCGCGGTCGATGCGCGCGGCAGCGGACCACGCGGGCGCGGCGAAACCTGACGACGCCATGCTGGCAGAGTCGTGCGCCGAGATGACACGCGCCGCCGAGGCCATCGAAACCGGCGCGTGGGCGCTCTACGTCGAGGCGTACCGCAGCGAGATGCGCGAGAGCTACCGCACCCAGCGCGCCGCGTGGCGTGCCCTGCTCGCGCGCGAGAGCGTGACCCTCGTGTGCTACTGCGCCGACCCCGAGCGGTGTCACCGCACGCTGCTCGCGGGGATCCTCGCGAAGCTCGGGTCCACCGTCGCGGGCGAGAGGGGGAGCCGTGGCTGACCCCGTGCGCGCCGCCCTGCGCGTGGCCCGCGCCCACCTCACCGACGACGGCTTTCGCGCGCTCGCCCACGCCATGCGCCTCGCGGCCACGCTCTCAGCCTCCGTCGCGCACAGGGCGATCTCGCGGTCGGCGACAGCGGCGAGGCGGGCGAGGTCAGCGGGGGTCACCCGGGGAGTGTCGCAGATCCCGGCAGACCGTGGCGGCGCGCGTGTCAGATCCACGCCCCTCGCGCGTCTCTCCCTGCGGCACGGTGCGGCGCCGCCGGACCCCGGAGGCCGTCGACCACGCACGATCCCCAGGACGGCGCCGCGACCGCAGGCTACCACGCCCGGGACACACGCGCGAAACGCCTGGAAACAAGCGGTGCGCGAGAAAAGCGACGGGCGGGGGAGAAAATCGACCGTGGGGGTGGCGCAGGGGCTTGCGCGTCGGATGAATCCGACCTAGTGTAAGGGAGTCAGCAGCGCACCGGACGCGCGGCGGACAGAAAGCCGAGACCACCATGACCACGCACACCGCCACCGCCCTCCTCGCCGCCGCCACCAAGATCGCCCGCGCCCGACTCGCCTCCCTCGGCCGCGTCACCCGCTGCGAAGTCCGCGACGCGGGAGGCTGGTACGTCGTTGACGCCACGGTCGCCGCGTGCGGCCGCGTCACCGAGTGCCACGCCTGCGCCCCCACCCTCGACGGCGCCTGCAAGCGCCTCGGCTGCTGAAAGGACCACGACACCATGAGCACCACCGTCCGCCCCCGCCCCTGCTTCATCGTGACCGAGTTCTCCAATGGCGAGACTCAGTCCCGCACCGACATCGCGGTCCCTGGCATCGTCGACGAGTGCCCCCGCGGCACCTCGACGGGCTACGCGATGGACCTCCGTGCGTTCTTCGCGTCGCCCATCTCGGCGCTCCCCGTCGAGGCGCGCAATGCCGCGGTGATCCGCCTCGCCTTCTTCACCCGCTGAGCAGGTCGAAACCGCGCCACTTCGGAGGCCGGTCTGCCCGTCACGCGGGCACTGACGAGACCGCCGAAAGGACCACGACACCGTGAAGACCCACCGCATGATCGCCACGACCAACCCCACCGACGCGCAGGTTGAGCTCGTGTTCAAGCTCCTCTGCGGCGCCCTCGCCGCCGTCGTGTCGCTCCCGCCCGCTCTCGGCACGGCAGCCCCCGCCAACCTCGGCCCCGCAGGCCTCGAGTTGTGGACCCGTGCGATGGACATGGGCAAGGCCTGGGTCGCGCACACGGACCTGACGCTTCTGGCGCTCACCTGCGAGCTCGCAGACCGTCGAGTCGAGTGGCTGAGGATCCTCGAGGTCGAGGGACCCGTGCTGTTCACAGACAAGGCCTACGCCTACCAGCACCCCATCGTCGGTGCGCTCAACACGCTCGAGCGAGAGCTGCTGTCCTGCCTCTCGCTGCTCGGCTTCACGCCCTCCGATCGCTCGCGACTCGGCGTCGCCGAGGTGACCGCACAGAGCAAGTTGTCGCAGATCCGTGGCCGCGCCTAAGGCCTGGCCCCCGGCGCTGCTCTCACCGGTCAGGCCTCGCGCCAAGACCGACGGCGAGCAGTGCTCGGAGTTCATCGAGGCCTTCTGTCGGATCACCAAGGACTCGATCGCCGGAAGGTCCGGCACCCCCATCACGCTCCGCCCCTGGCAGCGGTCGCTCATCAACGGACTCCTCGAGCGACGCGCTGACGGCCGACTGAAGCACCGTCAGGCGCTCATCGGGATGCCCCGCAAGAACGGCAAGAGCGCCCTTGCCTCCGGCATCGCGCTGTGGGGCCTCTTCTGCGGGCCTGACGGTGGCGAGGTCTACTCGTGTGCCGGCGACAGGGACCAGGCCCGCATCGTGTTCGGCGCCGCGAAGCGCATGATCGAGATGGACGCCGAGCTATCCGGTCTCGCCAAGCTGTACCGCGACGCCGTCGAGGTGCCCTCAACGGGTGCGATCTACCGGGTTCTCTCCGCTGAGGCCTACACGAAAGAGGGCCTGAACCCCAACCTTGTCCTCTTCGACGAGGTGCACGTCCAGCCGAACGACGACCTGTGGAACGTCATGGCGCTCGCGCAGGGCGCCGCCGTCGACCCGCTGCTTCTCGGGATCACCACCGCAGGCTCGCGCACCGACTCCCTCGGCCGGGACACACTCTGCTATCGGCTCTACCAGCACGGCCGCAAGGTGGCCGCTCGCGAAGAGGACGACCCGTCGTTCTACTTCGCGTGGTGGGAACCACGGCTCGGCACCGAGTGCAACCACGCTGACCCCGTCGTGTGGCGAGAGTCGAACCCCGGCTTCGGCGACATCGTCAACCCCGAGGACTTCGAGTCCGCCGTCAAACGCACCCCTGAGGCCGAGTTCCGCACGAAGCGGACGAACGTGTGGGTGGTCTCGTCCTCGAGCGCCTTCCCGCACGGCGCATGGGACGCCTGCCAAGCGCCGAACGACAACCCCGACGCCGACGAGGTGCTGTTCTGCGACGGATCGTGGTCGGGCGACTCCACCGGCATCGTCTCCGTCACCCTCAGTGACCGCCCACACTTCACCGTCCTCGACCTGTGGGAGCGCCCCGCAGACGGCGACGGATGGCGAGTCCCGATCGAAGAGGTCGAGGCGAACCTGAAGCGATACGCCCGCGAACGCAACGTCGTAGCGGTCGCCTTCGACCCGTACCGCTGGCAACGGACGATGCAGGTGCTCGAGGCCGAAGGCCTACCCATTGTGGAGTTCCCGCAGTCGAACGCCCGGCTCATCCCGGCGTGGAAGGACTTCTTCGACAGCGTGCTCGACCAGTCGGTCAGCCACGACGGGGACCCCCGTCTCGCCCGGCACATCGAGAACATGCGGCTGAAGATCGACCAGCACGGCGCCCGGCCAGTCAAAGAAACCGGCTCCTCGACACGCCACATCGACCTCGGCATCTGCGCCATGTGCGCTCTCGCCGAGGCACGCGCTCACCGAGCGCAGAAGCCGGCGCCGGAACCGTTCGCGATCTACGTGTGAGGAGGATCCGAATGGAGCCGATCGACGGTGTCCTCCTCGCGGGGATCGCTCTGCTCGTCGCAGGGGTCTACCTCACCCTCGGGCTGGGGGCCGCTCTCGTGGTCGCTGGGGTGTCCCTGGTGGCTGTGTGGCTGCTCCTGCACCTGTTCGGGACTGACGAGTGAAGGGCCTTCGCCGCCGCTCGGAAAAGGAACGCGGCCTCGACCTGTCGTTCCTCTTCGGTGGCCATCAGTACCCGCTCGGTCTCCAGACGACGTGGGGTGACCACACGAAGGAAGGCCCACCGTCCAGCCTGCTCGGGTTCACCGAACTCGCGTTGGCGTGCCCCCCGGCGTTCGCCGCTCAGCTCGTCCGGGCGAACCTCATCTCCCAGGCCCGGTTCGTGTGGCGCGCGACGCGCTCGGCGAAGAAGCCCGGCAACCTGTTCGGTAACCGCGACCTCGCGACCCTCGAGCGGCCGTGGACCAACGCGACGACCGGCGAACTGCTCTCGCGCATGGAGTGGCACGCCGGCCTTGCAGGCAACGCCTACGTGTGGCGTGACCGCCAGGCCAACCGGCTCCGGGTGGTTCGCCCCGATTGGGTGACGATCGTCGTAGCGTCCAACCAGGACCCCGAAGAGGCCGTGTACGCGCTCGACGGTGAGGTCATCGGGTACATCTACACGCCCGGCGGTCCCGGCTCGAAGTCGAAGCCGCGCACCCTGATGCCAGAGGACACGGTCCACTGGTCGCCGATCCCTGACCCGCTCGCCACCTACCGCGGCCTGTCGTGGCTCTCGCCTGTCCTGCGGGAGATGCAGGCCGACTCGTCGGCGACAGAGCACAAGATCAAGTTCTTCGAGAACGCCGGCACGCCGAACATGGTCTTCACGCTGGACAAGGATCTCCAGCCCGACGCCGTGTCCCGCTTCGCGTCGCTCATCAACGAGCAGTCAGCCGGCACGCAGAACGCCTACAAGAACCTGTTCCTTGGCGGCGGTGCCGACGTCACGGTCGTCGGCACCGACCTGAAGCAACTCGACTTCTCGAACGTTCAGGGCGCCGGAGAGAACCGCATCTCGGTGGCGTCTCGCGTCCCCGCCTCCATCCTCGGTATCCGTGAGGGCCTCCAAGGCTCCGCGCTCAACGCCGGCAATTTCGGCCAGGCCCGCCGCGTTCTCGCTGATTCGTGGCTGCACCCGTCGCTCGCCGACGTCTGTGCCGCCCTTCAGAAGCTCGTCAAGGTCCCCGACGACGCAGAGCTTTGGTACGACCCTGACATCCCCTTCCTGCGTGAAGACGCACAGGAAGCGGCAGCGACGCAGCAGACGCACGCCAACACGATGCGGACGCTGATCGAGGCCGGGTTCATCCCCGACTCGGTCGTCTCCGCGCTCGAGGCGAACGACCGCTCGCTGCTCGTTCACTCCGGCCTGTTCTCGGTGCAGCTCCAGACGCCGAACAGCTCGACCCCCACCGCCTGAGGAGGCAACAGATGGACGCTCCAACGGAGCTACTGGTCCGCGCCCGCTCGGGCGTGGAGATGCGTGCCGAAGGCGACGACCTTCCCACGCTGTTCGGTCACTTCGCGGTGTTCAACCGCTGGACCGAGATCGACTCCTGGTACGAGGGCCGCTTCATGGAGCGCGTCGCTCCCGGTGCGTTCTCCGACACGTTCCGCGAGGACCGCGAGAACCTGAAGGTGCTGTTCGACCACGGCCACGACCCGCAGCTCGGCAACAAGCCGCTCGGGCCGATCGCCGATCTCCGAGAGGACAAGGTCGGCGGGTACTACGAGGTGCCGCTGATTGACACCGACTACAACCGGAACTTCATCGTCCCCGCTGTCGAGGCCGGCCTGCTGGGCGCCTCGTTCCGCTTCGTCGTGACCGGCGACGCGTGGGACGACGAGCCGAAGGCGTCGGACTCGAACCCGCACGGCCTGCCGGAGCGGACGATCACGAAGGTCCGTCTCTCGGAGTTCGGCCCCGTCACCTTCCCCGCCTACCCCGACGGGACCACCGCCGGTCTCCGGTCGATGACCGACCACTACCTCGAGCAGATCCTGCGTCTCGACGATCTCGACGCCACGAACGACGCGCTGGTTCGCGCGGTCGAGCGTCATCCCCTTCTCCGCAACCTCAGCACCCGCACCGGCGTCACGGATGGCGCCGCGAACGGTGACGAGGGCACGTCCACCGAGGAGCCGAGTGCGGCCGGTGGACAGCGCAGCGGCAACACCACCATCCACCAGGCGCGTGCGCGTCTGGTCAACCTCTAAGGAAGGCACGCAATGCCCACCATCGAAGAGCTCCGCGCGTTCATCGCCGCGTGCGCTGAGCGCATGTCGGCCATCGCCGACACCGCCGCTACCGAGTCGCGTTCCGCGTTCGACGACGGCGAACAGGCCGAGTGGGACCAGCTCAACCGCTGGGTCGCCGAGGGCAACACCCTCATCGAGCGGCAGGAGGCCATCGGCCGCGCCGCCGCCGCCGGTCAGACCGTCGCCGGCTTCCACGCCCCGAACGTCAACACCCGCAAGAGCGAGGACCCGTTCGACGTCTCCCGCCTCGGCCCGCGTTCGTCGGCTGCCGAGGTCCGCGGCCAGGCGCTCGCGGCCATCGAGTCGCAGAAGCACACGAGCGACGCCGTTCGTGAGGCCGCCACCCGCACCGTCGAGCGGTGCGACAACGCCCGCGGCGACGTGTCGTGGCTGATCCTCGAGACCGGCTCCGACCTCTACCGCTCGGCGTACGCCAAGTACATCAGCGGGCAGGAGCGGGCGCAGACCCCCGAGGAGCAGCGAGCCGCCTCCACCACCACCACCGAGGGCGGGTACAAGATCCCGTTCAACCTCGACCCGACCATCATCCTCACGAACACCGGCGTCCAGGCCGGCATCCGCGGGGTTGCCAAGGTCGTGCGGGGCACCTCGAACAAGTGGAACGGCGTGTCGACCGCAGGCGTCACCGCCTCATGGGACGGCGAAGCGGCCGAGGTGTCCGACGACGCCCCGACCCTCGCGCAGCCCTCGATCGAGGCGTCCAAGGCGCAGGCGTTCGTCCCGTTCTCCATCGAGGTGGGGCAGGACTGGCCGAACATGGAGGGTGACATCACCGAGCTGATGGTCGACGCCAAGGAGCGGCTTGACGCCGCCGCCTTCGCGACCGGCTCGGGGACCAACCAGCCCGTCGGCATCGTCACCGCCCTCGTGGCGTCGTCCCCCACGGTCATCACGACCTCGATCACCACCGACACCTTCGCCGTGGCGGACGTCTACGCGCTGTTCGAGGCGCTCGGCGCCCGCTCCCGGTCGAAGTCGACGTGGGCGGCGAACCTGTCGATCCTCAACAAGATCCGGCAGTTCGCCACGGCGAACAACTACCACGGGTTCACCGTCGACATGACGGCCGACGGCATCCCCTCGCTGCTCGGCCGACCGGTCGTCGAGTCGTCCTCGATGGATGGGACCTACGGCACCGGCGACAACTACAACCTCGTCGTCGGCGACTTCTCCAACTACGTCATCTACGAGCGCATCGGGATGACCGTGGAGTACGTCCCCCACCTGTTCGCCACGGGCAACAACCGCCCGAGCGGCCAGCGCGGCATCTACGCCTACTGGCGTGTCGGTGCCGACAGCGTGAATGACAACGCGTTCCGCATCCTCAACGTCACCTGATCGTCGCTGCCTCAGGAGACGTTGACGCCCCCGGCCTTCGGGCCGGGGGCACCCCACCGCCACCTGGGACGGCATCGCCACCGCATCGTCCTGATCCCCCCGGAGGGGGCCGAGCAGCGCGGCCCCCTCCACCCCTACGCCCTAGGAGGCCCTCGCCATGCTGCGAGCCAAGGAGACGTTCTTCACCACGTCGAACCTCGTCGTCGTGCGTGGCGACCTGGTCGACGACAACGACCCGATCGTCAAGGGGCGCGAGCACCTGTTCGAGTCGATCGAGTCGGCCGTCAAGCCGTCCTCGGTCGAGCAGGCAACCGCCGCACCCGGTGAGCGCCGCTCCGTCACGCGCGTCGCGAAGCGGGCCTGAATCGTGCGCGTCCTCCGCAACACCGCGCTCTCCGTCCTCTCCCCGACGTTCGTCGGCGCGGACGGTGAGACCCCGACCGACACGGCGTCCACGCCGACGGCCGCGGTGTCGCGCGAGGACGGTACGTCCCTCTCCGCTCTCACGGTGACCGCCTCGTCGGTCTCAGACGGCGTCTACAGCGCAGCCCTCACGACCACCCACACCTCGCAGTTGGACCGCCTGAAGGTCACCTGGGGCGGTACTGCGGGGTCCCTCGCGCAGTCGTACGTCACCGAGCTCGAGGTCGTCGGGGCGCACTACGCCACCATCCCCGAGATCCGCGACGAGCGCGGCCTCGACAACATGACGACGTTCCCGCTGCACCTGATCCGCCGCGTCCGTGACAAGTGGGCGCAGCAGATCGAAGACGCCTGCGGCGTGGCGTTCGTGCCCCGCTACGAGCGCGACGTGCTCCGTGGTGACGGGACCCCGTACCTGGCGCTGTCGAAGATCCGGCCGTTGTCGCTCATCGCGGTGACGATCGACGGCGTCTCGCAGACGCTGACCGACTTCACGCTGCACGACACGGGCCTGATCGAGTACGAGGGCTCGGTGTTCCCGACGTCGAGCACTGGCCCGAACGTCGTCGTGACCTACGAGCACGGGTTCCCGAACGTCCCCGAGGACATCCGCCATGAGGTCGTCAAGGCCATCCGGCAGGAGCTGCTCCGCTACGTGAAGGACCTCCCGACCGACGCCATCTCCCAGGCGTTCCCCGACGGGCCGACGATCCGCTACAGCACGCCCGGCACCGACCGCCCGACCGGCATCCTCTCCCTCGACGCCGTGCTCAACCGCTACAAGTTCCGGGCGCCGGCGGTCGGCTGATGCCGTCCACGTCCATCCGGGTCAACTCGGCTGAGCGCATGATCGCGCTGCTCATCGCCGACCCCGCCAACGCGAACGCCACCGTGCGGTACGGCGCACCGATCGAAGACGTCGGCGAGCCGGCGTTCTGGGTGCAGCCCTCCGGCGAGGACGGCCAGACCGTCGCGCACATGCGTGCCGGTCGGAAGCACCGGACAGATCAGTGGGACCTACAGGTCTGGGCCACGGTCCACGTCGCCCCCGACGACGAATACGGCCTCGACGCTGCCCGACTCATCGAGTCCATGTGGGCGACCGTCGAGAACATCCTGGCGGACAACCCGACCTTGGCGCTCGACGGCAACGGTCTCTCCGGCCTGATGTGGGCCATGCAGGACGGCCGCTCAGACGGCCCTCGCGTCTCCCCCACGGAGACCGGATACGTCGCGTGGTGGGAGGGCCTCATCACCTGCCGCGCCCGCCTCACCTGAACCCCCAACAGGAGCAGACATGACCGACATCACCTACGTCGGCCCGTTCGACGCGGTCGAGTTCGCGCCGGGCGCCGTGTGGCGGACCGCCACACGCGGCGAGGTCATCTCGGTGCCCGACGGCGCCGCGGCGGAGCTCCTCGAGCAGCCCGACAACTGGCAGCGAGCCAAGAAGCCCACCACCAAGAAGGAGCCGGCCCGTGCCGCTTGAAACCCAGCTCGGCGTCAAGGCCGAGTCCACCTGGGGAACCGCTGTCGTCGTCGACCGGTTCTTCGAGTTCAACTCCGAGAGCATCAAGATGGAGACGGGGCGCGTCGAGTCCAACGCGCTCCGGTCCGGTCAGCGCGTCCAGCGCAACGACCGCTTCACGCCCTACATCAAGGGCGCCGCCGGCTCGATCGAGCTGGACGTGCTCTCCAAGGGCCACGGCTGGTGGCTCGAGCAGTGCATGGGCGCCGTCGCAACCGGGTCCATCACCGACTCGACGTACACGCACACCGGCACGTTCGGGACGCTGCTCGCGCAGGGCTTCACCCTGCAGGTCAACCGGCCACGCCACCCCGCCGGCACCGATCAGGCGTTCACCTACGAGGGCGGCAAGGTCGCGAAGTGGGGCTACAAGTGCGACGTCGAAGGCAACCTCGTCTTCACCGCTGACCTGGTCTTCGAGACCGGCGTGACCGCGACGGCTCTCGCGTCGGCGTCGTACCCGACGAGCATGGAGAACCTCTCGTGGGCTGGTGGCGCGATCACCATCGGCGGCTCCTCGGTCGGGGTCACATCGTTCTCGATGGAGGTCGACAACGGCCTCGACACGGCTCGTCACAAGATCCAGCCGTCCACGCTCCGGCAGGAGCCGGTGGAGGCGAAGAACCGTGAGATCACCTTCTCGCTGACCGCCGACTTCGAGGACCTCACCCAGTACAACCGGGTCATCTCGACGACCCGCTCGGGAGCGCTCGCAGCGATCGTCGCGACGTGGACCGCCCCCACCCTCGCGGGCACCACGACGTACCCGGAGCTCGAGATCACGATCGACTCCGCTCGGTTCGACGACATCAGCGACGCCAACGTGTCCGGCACCGACCCGCTGATGCAGACCCTCACCGGTCGCGGCCTCTACGACGGGTCGGACAGCCCGGTGACCGTCGCGTACGTCTCGGTGGACTCGAATCCCTGATGGCGAAGCGTCGTCGGCGCATCAAGCCTGTCGGGAACCCGATCCAGGTCGAGGGCGCCGACGACATGGCCCGCGCGTTGCGCGAGGCCGGCGTCGAGACACGCAGACAGGTCCGCAACGCCAACCAGCGGATCGGCAAGAAGGTCGAAGGCTGGGCGAAGACCGAGGCCCGCGCCGGCACACGGATGCAGGCGGCAGCGTCCAAGGCCCTCCTCGGCGGCTCCACGAACGACTACGCCTTCGTGCGCATCACCCGCGACAAGAAGGTCCCGTTCGCTCTCGCAGCGTTCTGGGGGGTCAAGGGGCGCCGTGGCTGGTACGCGTCCGAGAAGTACCGGTCGAGCGGCAAGGACCAGTTCCCGGCGTGGGTCGGGACCGGTTGGAAGTGGGGCGGCAGCGGAGGCCCCTACGCCATTAACGACACGCTCCGCAAGCGGGAAGACGAGGTCGTCGACCTCTACCGCGACGCCATCGAAGAGGCGTTCTCCAACGCCGACCTACCACTGGAGTAGCAGCGAAATGCCCCCACCCAAGGCAGCGAAGAAGTCCAAGCCGGAAGGGGTGACACTCGGTCTGAACGTGAACGGGGTCGACTACCTCTTCTCGTTCGCCGACGTCACGTCCCGCCACGAACTCGACCTCTACAAGCAGTCGGGTCTCACGATGGCGGACTTGAAGGAGGCGACCCGCAGCGGCTCGTTCCCCCGGTTCGCGCTCGCAGCGATCATGTACCTCGCGCTCCGTCAGGCGGACAAGGGCGCGACGTACGACAAGATCCTCGCCGAGCTGGACGACGACTGCCACGTCGAGGCGACCACGCAGGACGCCAAAGCCCCGGAAGCCTGAGGCGTCAACTGCGGAGGCACCTGCCCGCGTTGGCGCACTGGTTCGGGATCAAGCCGTGGGAGATCGACGACCTCACGGGCGAAGAGGCCGGGGTGTTCCTCGAGACCCTCGCGAAGTGGCAAGAGAAGAAGGGACGGTGATCCGTGGTCGGTAAGAAGGCGATCACTGTCCAGATCAACGGCGACGCCTCGCAGCTCGACTCGTCACTTGATGACGCGTCGGGCGCGATGGACGACTTCGCCGGGGGCGGTACGGCCGCGTGGGGCGCTGCCCTCGCGGCCGGCTTCGCCGCGGCTGCTGCGCTGGCGGGTGCGGCGTTCGTCAAGGGCTTCTCGGACGCGATGGCGAACGAGATGAACATGGACAAGCTCTACGCCCAGATGGGCATCGAGGACGGCTCAGCCTTCGCCGAGGATCTCGGAAAGGTGGCCGGGGACCTCTACGCCGGCGCGTACGGCGAGTCGCTCGGCCAGGTCAACGAAGCGATCCGGGGCATCTTCACGGCCGGCGTCGTGCCCGAGGATGTCGACAACGGCACGCTCGAGAGCCTGTCAGCGAAGGCCCTCGACCTCGCGGCCGTGTTCGACAAGGACGTCAACGAGGTGACCCGCGCGGCCGGGCAGTTGATGCGCAACGGTCTCGCCAAGAACGCAGACGAGGCGTTCGACATCATCACCCGAGGGTTCCAGCAGGGAGCCGACACGGGCGGCGACTACCTCGACACGATCAACGAGTACGGGACCAAGTTCCGCGACCTCGGCCTCGACGGCGTTGCTGCGACGGGCCTCATCTCGCAGGCGATGAGGGCGGGCGCACGCGACTCCGACTTCGCCGCGGACGCGCTCAAGGAGTTCTCGATTCGGGCCATCGACGGGTCGAAGACCACCGTCGACGCCTACGCCTCGATGGGGATCTCGTCGTCGGACATGGCGGCCGACATCGCCGCTGGCGGTGACAGGGCGAAGGCCGCGCTCGACCTGACGCTCGACTCGCTGCGGGCCATCGAGGACCCCGTGCTCCGAGACGCCACGGCGGTCAAGCTCTTCGGCACGAAGGCAGAGGACCTCGGCGACTCGCTGTACGCGATGGACCCGTCGTCGGCAACGCAGGCGCTCGGTGAGGTGACCGGTGCTGCGGAGAAGATGGGCGACACCTTCGCCGACAACGCTGGGACGAAGATCGAGTCGTTCAAGCGGACCGTTTCCACGGCGCTCGCCAACTTCGTCGGTGACACGATCCTGCCGGCCGTGTCGGGCGCGATGGACTTCCTCGGGCCGGTGTTCACGAACCTCGCGAACGCGTTCGAGACCGACGGGCTGCCCGGCGTCCTCACGAACCTGAAGCAGACCCTCGCGTTCTTCGCCCCCGCGATCGGCGACAGTCTCAAGGACATCGCCGCCGGGGCGTGGAACCTGTTCGTGGAGGGCTGGAAGCTACAGATCCAGGCGGCCCCGGCGATCTGGACCGAGGTGCTCAACGCGCTGTCGGCGATCCTGCCGAAGATCGGCGACTGGTTCATCAACGAGGGCTGGCCGTACATCAAGGCCAACTGGCAGGGCTGGGTCGACTCGTTCCTCGGCTGGTTCGTCCCGCTTCAGGCGCAGCTCGGTGACGCGCTGTGGAACTTCATCACGACGATCGGCGGCTGGTTCATCTCGACCGGCGCTCCGTTCATCGTCGAAGAGGGCTCGAAGATGTTCCTCGGGCTGCTTCAGTGGCTCGCGACGGACCTGCCCCCGCTGCTGATCGAGGGCTTCGGCTACGCGATGGGCGCCCTCATCGAGTGGATGGAGACCGACGGCGCAGCGTGGGCGCTGTCGGGCGCTGCGGGCATGTGGAACGGGATCGTCAACGGGTTCGTGGACGCGATCAACACGATCATCATGCTGTGGAACGACCTCTCCTTCTCGACCCCCGACCTGCCCGGCACGGACTGGGGCGGGCAGGACGTCAACACCCCGAACATCGCCACCATCGGCGCGGGCATGTCGGCCGCACCGTCGACCTCGGGCAAGAGCGCCGGGGGCGTCAAGCGGTTCGCTCAGGGCGGCGTCGTGTTCGGCCCGACGGTCGGTCTCATCGGTGAGGACTCGCGCACGACACCCGAGATCGTCACCCCCGAGGCGCTGATGCGGAAGGTCGTCCGTGAGGAGTCCGGCATGGGTGGCGGCCCCGTCTACCTCGTCCTCAAGGACGGCCGGGTGCTCGCCGAGGTCGTGACCGAGTCCACCCGAGGCAGGGAGCTGGCGCTGCGATGAGTCTCAACGTCGGCCGTGTCGACCTCGTCGACACGGCAACCCTGTCGCGCTCCCGAATGGCCCTCAGCCTCTCCGGTGACTACGTCGGCTCGTCCGTCGCCGAAGCCACCCAGCAGCGCGAGAACATGGTCTGGCTCGAAGGCACCATCGTCCCCGTCGCGTGGTCCGAGGACTCGACGGTGAACGGCTTCTACCGGGTGCGCTCGGTCGCGGTCACCTACAACGACGTGACCCTGTCGTCGGGCGTGTTCGGCTACCAGATCGAACTCGAGGCGCTCCCGCATCACCGCGCAGCGGAGATCGAAGCGTCGTGCAAGGGCGCCGACCGGACGAACGAGCCGGGCGGCGGCGTCACTCCGGTGCCGTGGTACGCGATCCCGAACGACTACATCGCCGTGAACCACGCGACCGGCAGCATCACGACCGACACTCGCGTCGGGCCGGGCGGCACGGCGTTCGTGATGACCGGCGCCGGCTTCTACGACCGGTACGCCCGGTGGACGATCGCTGCGGCTGACTTCCTCGACATGGCTCCCAAGGTCCAGTTCGGTGGCGTCACCGTCGTGGGTCGGCAGTCGACGCTCACCCCGTTCGACGTCACGCTCGACAACGGCATCATCAAGATCGGGATGGCGACGGGGTCGGACTCGTTCACCGTCACGCTCCCCGCTGCGACCGCGTCGAACTGGGGCACGCCGTTCGGCCTGAAGGTTGGCTACTGGGACGGCGTCTCCGCGCTCACCGCGTTGGACCCTGACGCCTTCTACGCCGCGAGGATCACCCGCAACGACGCTGAGGTCTGTTCGGTGCGCTGGTCGTGGGAGTCGGCCGGCTACATCATCCACGTCGACACGACCCTTCGACGAGGCGCGGCGTGGGCTGACATCGTCATGTCGCAGGAGAGCGCCTACACCGATGTGAAGTTCGGTGTCGAGCAGTCGACGTGCACGACGGTCCACACCTCGCGCACGCTCCGCTCAGGCACGACGGAGGACAACTACCGGTTCCTCTTGTCGGACCCCCCGGCGCAGCAGCCGGGTAGCGGCGTGATGTACGCGACGACGGCGAGCGACCGTGACCGGTTCGGCATCGGCGTGATCCTCGAGGGTGGCTCCGCGACGAGCGAGAACGACACCGCCTCGGTGCGGGACCAGTTCTTCGCCGCCCAGCAGATCACCGAGAGATTCTCCGGGGTGCGCCAGTGAGCTCGGTCACCGAGGTGCTGATGGCGTGCGGCCATTGGGAACTGGATCTCGACCAGGCGGCCCCGCGGTCGATCGTGGAGAACATCCCGACGTGGAGCACGGTGTGCATCACCCCCGGCCGGTGTGACGGGCTGTCGCGTGCGGAGGTGCTCGCGCAGGCGACGTACTCCGGTGTCCTGCGGGGTCGGTCGGACAACCTCTGCAAGCTGTGGGGTCCGTCGATCATGGCGTGGCTCGGCGACGAGGACGGGAAGGGGCCGATCCCCGCGACCTCGGGCGTGACGGGCGCGACGTCGGCTCAGGACATGATCTCCGACCTGTTCACGGTGCTGTTCGGCACCTACGTGAACGGACTCACGCTCGGCACCTACTCGTCCCTGTCAGCCTCCCCGATTTGGGCAGCGACCACAGGGTTCGAGTCGTCGCGGGCCTTCATCGACCGCGTCGCTCGGGTGCTGAACTGGGAGTACCGGGTCAACGCTGACGGCACCTTCGACATCAGCGACGACGGGTCCATCTTCAACACGACCCCCTCGGTGCTCGTCCTGCCAGACCACTGGGGCGAACCCATCAGCGACGTGATCCGCCTCGTCGTCGCTGGGAAGATCCGGGCGACGGCGCATGACGACGACTACGCGACGAACGTCGCCGTGATCGACGGGACGTACTCCGGGCAGGCCACCGTCGCGTCGTTCCCCGACAACTTCGAGCCGGGCGACGTCGCGGCCATCAACAAGGTGATCGAGTCCACCGACCTCGGGTCCAACACCAACGCCGCGTCGCAGGCGAGCACCGAACTCGGGTTCAACTACGCCACGAAGAACCTGATCGACATCAGCATCTCGCTGGACGACCCCCGGCAACGCATCTGCCCCGGTGACTCCATCTACGTCTACGACCCGTTGCAAGGGCTGTTCCTCACCGCCGGGACACAGCTCGACATCATGGGACAGGTGATCTTCCCGATCACCGTGGACGTCTCAGAGATGACGTGGCCGGTCACCGAGGGGATGGGCGTCTACGTCATCCTCAACGGCACCTCAACGGTGTGGGACCTGAGCGAGTACGTCTTGTGGGGGAGCGGTGACTGCAACCTGAAGGTGGGCGCGAAGTGGCCGACCATGCGTGAAGTCGTGCAGGGCCGGAACTGATGTCCGACGCTCAGGCCGTGCTCATCGCGCTGGTGCTGCTCGTCGTGTGGCTCGGCTGCTCGGTGGCGATCGGGCGTGTGCTCGGGACGAGGAGAGACTGATGGCCGAAGAACCACAGGTCGAGATCGTCGACCACGCCATCGACGCCAACGCACCCCACGGGGAGAACCCCGAACTGATCGACGAGGATGACGAGCGATGACCCTGTCGACCTCGCAGCTCCGGCAGGAGTGGGCACCTCCCTGCACCGGTCCGTTCGCTCGCGTCCACCTCCACGGCGCCGGGGTCGTCTCGGTGCGGCCGTCGATCGTCGACGCGGTCCTCGCGCTCAACGCCGTGCTCGTCCGCTATGACTACCGGACCCGCGCGGTCGACACCGGGGCCTACAACTGCCGGCGCATCACCGGCGGGACGGGCTACTCGCTCCACGCCTACGGGATCGCGCTGGACATCAACTGGCAGTCCAACCCCTACGGCCGGACGCTCGTCACCGACATGCCGCGGGCGATGGTCGCCGACATCAAGGCCATCCGCACGAAGTCGGGCCATCAGGTCTGGCGATGGGGTGGCGACTACGCCACCAACAAGGACGCAATGCACTTCGAGATCGTCTGCACGCAGGCGCAGCTCGCAACCGGGATCGCTGGCAGCACCCCCAAACCGACTCCGAACCCCCCTACGGAGGATGACATGACCCCCGAGCAAGACGCTCGGCTCAAGGCCGTCGAGAAGCAACTCGCGACGGTCTCGGCCAACCTCGAAGCACTCGCCGTGAAGGGAGGCTGGGGCCACCCTGAGGGATCCCTGCCGCTCCTGGCACGCATCGCCAAGAAGCTCGGAGCGTGACGTGCTCGGCGTGCTCAGCGCACCCGATGCACTGGTCGTAGCTGCCCTCGTCACCGTCTCACTGCCCAGCGTCTTCGGCGCCTGGAACTCCTACCACGCCAAGAAGTCGTCGCGAGCAGTCAACGACGCGGTCAACAACCGCCCAGCCGGCGACCCGACCCTCTACGAGATGGTCTCCCGCCTCGACCTGAAGGTCGACAAGCACCTCGACTGGCACCGCAACGAGTCCGAGGCCGGCGCACGCGCCGCAGGCGACGCCGGCGGTGCGTGATGGGTCTCCTCGAGGATCTCGAGGCGGCCGAGGCACCGAAGGCCCACGGGTGCAAGTTCTGCGACATCCTCGCCGACCTCCCGCCCGAAATCAGGCACCTGTATGAGCACGGAACCGAGTCGCAGCGAGAGATCGGGTTGCGGTTCGGCCTGTGTCAGCAGGCCGTCAGCAGGATCGTCAGACGTGAAGGCTGGTGAGTGCAAGTGCTGCGCTCGCTCTGTCTCGCACCGCGACCAGGTGCGCGGCTACTGCCCGCACTGCGGCCGCTACCTCCCGCCGAACTGACCCCGGCGGTTGCCGGGATCGCCGGACTCCTCGCAGTCACCGTCGTCGCTGACGTGTGGGTGGTCCACGAGACTCAACTTTCATTCAGGGGCGGCAAATGCAAGTTTCGGGCTCGAAGCTTGCATTTCAGGCTCGAGCGCTACCCCGCAGTCTGACCCGCTCCAAACCCGCAAGCCGACCCCGTCCCCCAAGGGAAAAGGGTGGGGACGGGGTCAGCGCTTGAACCATCGCGCTACTTGCCGCGGGTTGCACCCCTTTCTTTCCGTCAGTGACGTAAGTCGCGACGGGTGACCAACCGGAGGAAACGTGACCGAACGCGTGCTCGCGCTCTGCATCGTCGCGCTCGTCGTGCTGGGCCTCGCCTCGCTGGCGAAGGGCGAGACCGAGGGCGTCGTCGTCAGCGTCACCGCCATCGCCGCCGCTCTGCCCGGCGCACGCAAGGAGTTCTGATGGCGACAGCAACGATCTCCGAGACGCTCGCGCTGCCCGCAGGAGGCTCCGCGTCGACCCTCGCGCAGACGAAGGTCAGGTTGAAGCTCGTCGCGTCCAACGACGGCACGAATCGGGAGGCGTACTCAACCGCGCTCACCGTCGTTGCGGAGTCGTGGACGAAGGTCAACAGCGCAGGCGAATACAGCTTCACGGGTGTTCGCCCGAACTCGGGTGCGTCCGCTGACGTCATCACCTCCCCGGCAAACACCGTCTACGAACTGACGGTCACCTACCCGGACCGGTCCACCTCGACGCGTTACATCAGCGTCCCCGACTCCGCTGGCCCGCACGCCCCGGAGGACATCGAGACCGTCGCACCCGACGCCATCGTCACCTCCCCCGTGCAGGCGGCGCTCGACAACCTCGACCGTAACGCCCGTGTCCACGGCCGGCCGCTCACGTCGCCGCTGCGGGGCCTCCTCACCGCGCTCGCGAAGGCCGACACCGAACCGGTGACGATCGTCGTGCTCGGCGACTCACTGTCGGAAGACTGGCAGTGGGTCCCCGGCGCAACCGTCGCGCCCGACGCCGAAGGCCTGCGGTCATGGGTCCGGCTCTTCGAGGTCGACCTCGCCGAGCGGTTCCACGGCGGCGCGGTCGGCGTCGGCTGGCTGGCGATCCGCGCCGGCCTCGGCACGAACCCCGGCTGGGACACCGTCACCGGCTCGCTGATCCAGACCGTCGGCCTCGGCCAGTACGCCGTGCAACTCGACGCCGCGGAGTACGCCGAGCACACCGAGATCTGCGACGGGGTCGACGTCTACTTCTCCTCCATCGCGTCGACCTGCACCATCCACGTGGACGGGGTGCTCACCGCGACGCTGACCGCCTCCGCTGTCCCGACGGTCTGGTCGTCGGGTGCGCTCACCGCTGGTTCCCACACGATCAAGGTCACCGCTGTCGGTGGCGTCGCTGTGCCCTACGGCTCGTACTGGTACCTCGGGAACCGCACCTCGGGCGTGCACGTCCACAACGGCGGGCACTCCGGCGCCGGGCCGCTCGACCACCTCGACAACCCGGGCTCGATCGACCACATCGAGCTCGTCTCGCCGCACGCCGTCATCGTCCCGATCGGCGCCACGAACATCGAAGCGGGCGGCGGGTTCGCTGCCGGACTCGCCGACTACATCACGAACATCACCGCACTCCTCGAGGCCGTCGAGACGGCGGCACCCACCGCAGCGATCGTGCACGTCGCCGAGCACGCGCTCGACACCCGCGCAGCGACCTGGCCGCCGTTCGCCGCGGCGTCCCGCCAGCTGGCGTTCGAGAACGGCTGGGGCTTCGCCAACGCGTACGAGACGATCGGGTGCACCGACGGCGACCCCTACGACCTCGCGATCTTCGACGACACGCACCTCAACGGTCGCGGCCACCGGGTGATGGCTGACACGATCCTCGGCGCGATCATCGGGCCGACGGCTCGCCTCGACGGTGTCGTGCCGACCACCCCAGCCTCGGACACGGTCGACGTGACCCTCTCCGCTGGGACGGGTCCCCGTGCCCGGCTGGCGGCGATCCTCGGGACCGTCGGCTGGTACCTGAAGCGGTCCGGCGACACAGAGGAACGCGGCGCGTTCACCGACTCCGGCATCGGGTGGGGGTCCGGCTCCGCCACCCTCGACGCCGTCATCACGCGCCTCTCGGCCGGCATCCTCGGCGTGACCGGTGCGTTCCGGTTCACCGAGCAGTCCGCGCCATCGTCCCCCGCAGCGAACACGCTGGTGGTGTACGCCGCCGACAACGGCAGCGGAACCACTGTGCTGAGGACGAAGGACAGCGCCGGGACCGTCACGACCCTCGGCGCCGGGGGTGGCGGGTCGTACACCGACGAGGAGGCACGCGACGCGATCGGCGCTGCGCTCGTCGCTGGTGAAGGCATCGACATCACCGTCTCCGACGGGTCGGACACGATCACGATCGACGCCGAGCTCGCGTCCGCGACGAACCCCGGCGTGGTCGAGCTCGGCACGGACGCGGAGACGCAGACCGGCACCGACGCCACTCGTGCACCGTCGCTCGCCTCCGCCGCAGCGACGTTCTTCCGCAAGCTGATCCCGACCGGCACGGCGGGCACGATCACCCACGCAGACGGTGGGGCGTGGACGATCTCGTCGCTGCTCGGCACCCCGTACATCAGCCAGAAGCGCACCGGCGACGCCGTCGACCGGGCCATCCTCACCGAGTCGGCGATCGCGTTCGGCAACGGCACCGACACTGTCGACTTCTCGATCAGCCGCACCGGTGCCGGCATCGGCACCGTCACCGGGAAGCTGCGCCCCGGCACACCGTCGAACACCCTCGACGCGGCCGACAAGGCGTACGTCGACGGGTACGCGGTGCCGTTGTCGCTCGTCGACGCCAAGGGCGACCTCCTCACTGCGACCGCTGACAACACCCCGGCACGTCTTGCGGTCGGCGCCGACTTCACGATTCTGCGGGCACGCGCAGGAGCGACGGCCGGCGTCGAGTGGACCTCAGGCGGAATGCACCGCATCGGGTCAACCACGCTCGGCGCGTCGGCGGCTGCGATCACGTTCTCGTCCATCCCCTCCGGGTACTCGCACCTCGTTGTGCACGGCCTCCTCAGGTCAGACCGGGTAGCCGTCACAGACGCCGTCGCCTATGCGCTCAACAGCGACACGACAGCCGCGAACTACAACCGGCAAACGATGGTCAACTCGTCGGGTGCGTTCACCGGCAACCTCACAGCGGACGACCGGAAGATCGCCGATTGCACCGGTGCATCAGCGACCTCTGACCACTTCGCGACGATCGAGCTCGTGATCCCGAACCCCGGCGGATCGACCCGGAAGATGGTCTCGTCTCGCTACAACTACTCCACCTCCACGGCGGCGGTCGCCGTCGGCATCGCTGCGTCCCTGTGGGAGAACACGGCAGCCATCACCGACATCTCCTTCACGCCCGTCACCGGAACCAACTTCGTCGCAGGGTCGACCCTCACGCTCTACGGGATCGGATGAACATGAACCGTCACGTCGTCGACTGTTCCACGGGGACCACCAGCGTCGTCCCGCTCACCCCTGAGCAGCTCGCCGCCGCTGAGGCCCAGCGGGTCGCCGCCGAGCAGGCGGCAGCGTCGCAGGCCGTGCTCGACGCGAACGCCACGACGCTCCGCAGCCGGGACACAGCAGGCGCTCAACACCAACGCGACCTTCCTCGCGCTCGCCTCCCCGACGAACGCTCAGACCCTCGCCCAGGTCCGCAACCTCACCCGCGAGACCTCGGCGCTGATCCGACTCCTGCTCAAC